CATATGTTCTCCTTATGCCCACACGCGCATAGGCACGGCAGGAAATACTTGATATTGTTCTAGCTCTGGAGAAGCCTCAGCGCGTACATTGACGTGCCAGCCCTCCAGAGCCACTGGTACATAGCCTTCTGGAGCCTCTTCAGGAGCCTGCTCGTACATGGTGCCTATGACGCTCACGTTAGCGTAGTTAGGTGTCTCTGAAGCCTCCACAACTACGTTGCCTTCCTCGTCCAGCTGTGCTGCCACTGAGGTGAACAACACAGCGTTGGCGGCTGCTTCGTCAGAAAATTTTAAATAGTAATCGTTCATGATGTTACTCCTTGTAGTTCAGTGTTGCTTAGACGTACTGGGTAGTAGGATAGGCGCTTGATGGTTCCGTTTATGCTGCTTGCGCTAGTTAAGTGTCTACCACCAATTTCAAAGGTAGTGAGGCTGGCTGCAACTGAACCTACAGTGTCGGTGACAACTGCTCCTCCAGAAATACTTCCTGCAAAATTATTAACTTTACTTGCCGCAGCCAGTTTATAAAAAGTGTTTGCAACAAAAGCTGGACTGGAGCTATTCCCCGTGTCCCATTGAGAGGCTGCGTTTGAAGTTACTTGAAATCTACTAACACCATTATTAGTCCCTGAGACAAGACCAATTTCAAAGAAATTACCAGCGCTTGAATTGTCTACAGCACGAAGCAAACTTCTAAAAGCAGCGCCGCTTAAAGAAGAAGCCTCTCCGTAGAAAGTTCCTTGAGCAATGTTATACCAAGACGAGAAGTTTGTCCCAGTCATACTAGCAGCATCAAGAGCACGAGTAACCTGCGAAGCCACCGTAGGAATGTAGCTAGTTGCAAAGGCTCCTGCTTCTAGCTGGGCTCCCCAGATGTAGAAGCCAGAGAAGCCGTCGCCCAGATACGTGGTTTGTCCTGTGGCATTGCCCAGACGAATACCAGCACCTGTTTCAGTAGCAGTTGTAGTAGCTACTTTAGAAGCCGAAAGACGATACCAGCCATTTCCAACAGAGGTAATACTAACGGTTGGTGCTCCTGTTCCGGCAGTAATTGTTCCTGCTTGCAAATCAAAAGACGCTGATGCTGCTGTTCCAAAGGCAATACCTGACGAAGACAGAATAAGCAGGCCCCGGTATCTTTCTCCAGCTTTTACATAGCAAGTCAAGGTGTAGTTAACGCCAGATGTAAAACTTTGAGAATCATTTCTAGTTGCTTGGTGAATAGCAGTTGCTGTGTTTTCTACGAGCTTATCAGCACTCAGCAGCCCGTCAGGTGCAACAAGTGTGTTAGCCGTAATACTCGCATTACTTTTAGTCCAAGCTGCATTATCAAACTCGCTGCTATACGTCAGTAAATTCGTCCGGCTCTCCTCAATAAGCAGCCCAAGGCTCTCACGAGTAACAGGGTCGCAATCAAACCTAGCCACGCCACTGGCAGCAGTTAGCAGCACAGGAATGTAATTGGTGACGGCTGCGGTGGTTGTGGGTGTGTAGGGTGTAACAGCGCTGCGTTGCTCTAATTGAGCGCCCCAGAGGAAAGTGTTAGCTGTAACATCACCTGCGTAGCTTTCGAGGAAAGCTGATGTGCCTGTTGTAATTGCGGCAACATAAATAGTTCCTGTTCCCGTACTTGCCGCAGCATCTATAACTTGGCATCTATACCAACCACCCGACAGCGCCACAATGGATGCAGAAACAAGACCAGCCCCTGTAGAGGTTACTGTCCCGCTATTTATATCAAAGTTAGCAAAAGAATTGGAGCCAAATAAAGCTGCTGTAAAACCAACCTGAATAAAGTTACGACTTCCAACGCCATCGCCTTTTTTGACAAAAATACTGTAGGCATAGTTGTTGCCAGATATTCCAGAAAACGTACGGGTAATGTAATGTGCAGAAGTTGCAGCGTCTTCCGTTAATAACGAAGCTGTACCTGTGCCGTCCGGTGCGTTTGTAGCGTTGTCAGAAGTAGTTACAGCAACCATTGCCCAAACAGCTAAAGATTGACTCTGCGTCAACAAGTTCTGCTCTGCAACAGCCGAGGTGTCATTGTCATAGAACGTAGCCGTGCTTGCACGAGTGAACGTAATGCGAGGGTCAAGAACACGGGTGCTTGCGAAGTCTAGCAACAGGCTAGGACGAATGCTTGGACGTGTGCTTGCTTCGCCGGTAACAATGGCTGTGGCGCTAGCTGCGCTGGCAGCGGCTTGAGAAGCGCTGTTGGAGGCATTGGTAGCCTGCGTTGTAGCAATGGTTGCCTGTGATGTTGCTGTTACGGAAGAAGCAGCAGCTTGTGTGGCAGCAGCTTGTGAGCTAGAAACAGCATTGTCAATAGCTGTAATGCTTCCAAACACAGCCAGCGTAGACGAAGCAGCAGTAGAAGCTGTTACAGCGCTTGCAGCGGCGTTGCTAGCGCTAATGGCAGCAGCGTTAGCAGAGCTTTCTGCGCTGTCTTCGCTGGTTTGAGCGTTAATGGCGCTGGTGTTGGCTTCGGCAGCTTTAGTCGTGGCTGTGCCTGCCGACGTTGCAGCATTAGTGGCTTGAGTGGTTGCTGTGGTGGCGCTGTTGGCTGCGTTAGTGGCGCTAGTGGAGGCACTAGAGGCGCTAGAGGCAGCTGCTGTAGCGCTGTTGCCTGCATTGGTGGCTGCTGTGTTTGCAGAGGCAGAAAAGGCAGCAATTGAGGCTACCGCGCTTGTTGCCGTAGAAGCACTTGCATAAGCAGAAGAAGCGCTATTGGAAGCGTTGCCCGCAAAGTTGGAAGCATCTGTACGCGCTTGGGTGGCAATGGTGGCTTGTGCTCCAGCACCGGTTGCGCTTCCTGCTGCACTCACCGCATAAATTTGTGCATTGAGCACAGCCGTGTTCATTGCCGTGGTGTTGCCATAAATAGCTAGGGCACTGGCTGCTGACGCAGCGGCTTCTGTAGCCTTTGTCGTAGCCGTGCCAGCAGAGCCGCTAGCAGACGTTGCAGAGGTGGCAGCGTTAGTGGCACTGGTGGCTGCGTTGGTAACGCTTGTAGAGGCGCTAGAGGCACTAATTGCTGCGGCGGTTTGTCTTGCTAGAGCCTGTCCAGACGCTTGGGCAGCAGAGTCAGCATACTGAATTGAAAGATTCGCTTGAGAAGCAGCGTCAGAAGCACTAGCGGCTGCAAGGCTTGCTTGGGTAGTAGCGCTGGTTACACTAGTGTTTGCAGCAGCAGCGCTTGTAGCGGCATTCGAGGCACTAACAGCTGCTTCAGTGGCGCTGGTTGCAGCATCGGCAGCATACCCAGCTACAGCATTAACTGTGGCGTCATCCGTGGCGTCACTTGCGCCTCCTGCTCCACGATAAATACTCATTGTGTTTCCTTTTTCTGTTTAGGTTTAGGCTTTGGTTTCTCTTCTTCTTCTACGAGAGAATATTCATCATGTTTCAACATTTCCGTAATGTCTTGTTCGGTGAGAAATTCGTAAACTTGTCCTGTGTGCTTGCATTGAAATTTCATAAAGCCTTTCCTATATGCTTTTAGTAAAGAATAGAGAAAAGGCCGACACCTTGTGAGTGTCAGCCCCTTCAATGCTTAGGCGGGTACAGCCAGAGCAACAGCAGCGCCATCGCGCAGCTCTGCAACACCGTACAAGGTGTCTGCGGTGAACAAAGTACCCAGATACTCTTGCTTGTATTGAGTTTGGGTGCGAACGCCCATTTGCTCAACCAACACAGCGTGGTCTTTGTGACCCATCAAGATGATACGGCAAGCGGTAGTACCCGAAGTCGTGTCAGCATTGCTGGTAACAAACACGGGAACGCCATACACGTTACCAACTTCACCGTTACGGATGGTGTTCGACGCGCCGCTCTCGCCAACGAAGGCTTGCTCGGTGAAACGCTGAATACCCATCAGGGTGTTACGGCTAGAAGGAGGAACAATCATGAAGCGTCCGTCCATAGGAACGTCTTGGTCGTCAAGGCGTTGGATGGAACGACGGATAGCAGCGTCAGTGATAGCACCCAAGCCAGTGTTGGAACCAGCCACATAAGCGGTAGTACCATCAGCGCCAGAGAATGCACCAGAGTAGGCAGCAGTACCGCTACCACCTTGAGCGTTACGGCCCAAAGCAATGAGGTCGCTGTCCACTTGACGAGCCAAAGCGTAACCAGCATCTTCCGTGTAGAAGCTACGCAGCGAAGACAGGGCTTGTGTTTCCACAATGTCTTCAATCAGGCGGCTATACTCATAGTGCTTGTTGATAGTGACCAAGATTTCGCCTTCGGTTGCAGCAATCAAGTTAACTTGAGTGGAAGCAGCTTTCAACGAGGCAGAGCCACGGGTGGGAGCAGGAATGTGAACGGTGTCACCTTTCTTGCCTTTGAAGCTCATCTTTTTGATGAGGTTAGCGAGAACCAGATTCTTCTGGTAAGAAGCAATAATTTCATCAGACCAAATTTGGGGGATGAATGTTGCTGCGGTCGTCTTAGTGACGTGAGCAGTACCGAGAGCCATATTTTAATTTCCTTTAAATTTTCACCAGAGGTGAAGGAGCGCGTAAGCGCGACTATTTAACCCTACCCTCAGCGTATGCAGACATAATTTCATCTGATAAACTTTCGTAACGCTTTGGGTCAGTCATGCGAAGCCGAATGAGGTCTGCACGACGATAGACTTTCTGAGAAGAAACACCAGTTCCACCAGTGTCCACTGAAGCTGCCTTCAACGATTGCTTTAAAGCTTGTGAGCCATCGTTTTGTTGCTGTGCTTTCACTGTACGAATCTGTTTGAACGTAGAGAGAAGCTCGTCAGCAGAAGCGAGGTCATAATTGGCATCAGCCTGAGCGTACATATTTAGACGCACTGGTGAAGCCTTAACCCACTCGATAAACTCTCCATCTTTCACAATTTCTGCCATGTCAGGGTGCTTTTTGTTAAGCGCTTCCTGAGTACGCATTTGCTTCATTTCCAGTGCTGCTTGTTTAGCGGCAAGCACATCGGGATGTTTATCTACTGCATTGCGAACTGCCTTCTTTGGGTCTTCAAAGAAATCAATTTCGTTTTCTTCTTGTACAGGCGTTTCTTGTTTGCTGGAGAGTTGTTGTTTGATGAGGTCGTCGGCAAGCTTACGAACTTCGCCTACTTCTTGTGCCTGCCTACCAATGAGCTTCTCTGCCTCTTGGTGCATCTGCACAATGTCCTCAAGACTCTTGCCCGAATACTTGTCGGGAATCTTAGGCTTTTCAACTACAGGAGCTACATCAGCAGCACCATCTTGTTCGATGTTGTCAAACCCTTCATCACTCAGTTCTTCATTTTCAATAAAAGCCATGTTTACCTTTCATCCTGCCCTCATGGGGTTTTAGGATATTTAAATATGAATCCAGATTACGCATTAGATGCGGCTGTCTTCTGTTCTTGTTTGAGCTTTTCAGCCCGCTTTTTTACCCACTTGTCAGCAGCACCGGGGAACGCACCAGTGATGCCCTCCAAGGCTATGCGTGGAGAGGATATTTGTCTAATGGCTTCTTCTCCGCATTCTCTACACAAGGTAGTACGTACAGAATCGTCCACTAGTTGGTCAGAAATGTGCCCATTGTCACAGAGAAATTCAAACATTCGTTTCATTTTGAATTCCTTCGTAAACTTCTTCGCACATTGCCTTCCGTCCAAGTACCAAATCAATAATATCTAGTTGTCCCTGACGAAACTTCAATTCTTGTTCTGTCTTAACTACATAAATGTTGTTGATGTTGGCCTTTAGTTTGGTTATGTCCTCAATGAAAGCTGCCCATCCGGGTGTAGCCATCGTTGAGAACGTGTCTTCGTAATATTTTTGCAACTCAGCATCCATCTGATTTCTCCAAATAATCAACCATTTTTATTAGCAAAGCAGTATTATCTTTTACTGCGCCTAACGTAACATTACAACGAGTACAAAGAAGCCCTCGTACTTTACCTGTTGTATGACAATGGTCAATAGCAAGGCGTCTATATTCACCTTCTTTCCAGTTATTTAGAGTAGTTTCTGCTTTATTACAAATTGCACATTTATTTTCTTGTTTTTCAATAAGAGTTAAATATTGTTCTTTACTTATCCCATACTTTGCTCTAATTTGATTAAAAAAGTATTTTTCTGGGTTTTCTAAATACCATTTTTTAGCTCTAGCTGAAGCACATGCTTTACACAGATGACCTTTATTTGTTACTTTAGGGTGCTCTGTTGTTTTACATTGTGGACATGGAAACTCTTTATCCATATAGGAGAGTCCTTTCGTTTATTTTTGTTTATTTATCATTTGAAGAGAGGCAATACGCTCATTGCTGAGAATGTCGTTCTCTTTCAAATTTACTTGTTTCTCTTTCAGCATCAAATCTGCTATTTTCAGCCGTTTCTCAAAGCTGTCGCCTTGGTCGAGGTTGGTAGCAGCTGCTTGAACAATCTTTACACGGTGCTCTTCAGGCATCAATTGAGCCTCTATTTGCGTCTTCTGGGCATTTGCTGCCTTAGACATAGCACTAGCCTTCAAGTCGTCTGTTTGAGCCGCTAGAAGCCCTGCTTGAGCCTCTTGTTGCGCCTGTTGTGCTTGTTGAGCTGCTGGGTCAGGCTGGCTCATCTTCTCAAGCGTAGCCATAAGCTCTGCTCGGTTGGACAAACTGCTGTTAGCCAAGATGCCTTTGAGAAGAACAGGAAGCACTGGAGTGTTTGGCCCCAATGTCTGCAACAACCCAATCATCTGCTGCTGTTCAAACTCACGAGCAAGAATACCAAGAGTGGCGGTTGGCAAGAAGACAACATCTACAGAGGGGTAACGCTCTGGGTCAAACTGCATATAGCGATAGGCAGCTTTGTAGATGAAAGGAATCATGAAGTCTTCTTGGAAGTTCACCAAGGTACGCTTGTACTTCTTGATGATGCCTGCCATAGCCATTGACATTCCCTGCTGTCCACCTTCACGCGGAATGTTGGAAGGAAGGCCAGCGCTGTCTACCGTTCCCGTTGCCTGCAACAACATACGCTCAAAGTTCTGAGCCGCTGCTGGAGCATCTTGGGTGGTTTGTCCGAAGTGGAAAGGAAAGAGAATTTCAGAAGGAGGGCCGTTGGTGAGAATAGCCTTACCGGGCTTAATCTCGAACTTAGCGCCCCGTGGAAGCCTCGTAGCGTCCATAGCCATCATAGGGGCTGTGGTGAGCGCTACGGAGTCCATATGAGCCCTTAGCTGCCCGTCTATGGCCTTCTGCATATTGTAGGCTTTCTCCACCGTACCGCGTCCGTAGAAGCGTCCCGGCACCGTATCGTCTTGATAGGCTAACACAGGTCGGTCTTTCATCATGTACGGAGAGGCTTCAGCCTTCAGCAGCATATTGTCATTAGCAATAATAACAATGGCTTCTACGAGTTCAGCGTAGTCGTCTGCAACACTGTCTTCTGGAAATAGGTCTACTACTTCTGCTCCATCGTTCTCCAGCTGCTCCAAGTATTCACGAGGAACAAGGCCGTAATAGGTAACTACCTTCACCTTGTTGTCTTTGAAGTTGGTTAGCTCTTGTGTAGCTTCTAGGGAATCGTCGTCATAGGAGGTTTCGATATCTACCTTTCGGTATGTACCGTTTTCCATGCCAGCAACAATGTTGTGAATAGAAACGTAGCGCTCAATTGCCACACCCATTGCTTCATCAATGGTTTCTGCATTAGGGTCAATGAGGAAGTTCTTGGGGTTAATTGGTTTGAGGGAAACGCTAATACGTGTTCCTTCTTCTACACCAATGGCTGCTTGTCCCATAACACCCGGCATACGTTGCGTAGCGGGCTTCATGCTCTTGGTTTCTTTTACAACCACCTCACCAATACCTGTGCCATAAATCTCAGCCATGAGTTCAATATGGTCAATGCTTTTCTTAATTTTATCCCGCTTGAAATCTTCCATCAATTGAGCCTTGAGCTGCTCAACGTCCATAGAGTTGCCGTCTACATCCTTAATGTCGTCTTTAATGTCAAAGAATTCTCCTTGACCAAAGATGGCTTCAATGATTTCAGCATGGCGAGTTTCAACAGCTTGTTGTGTGGCTGGGGAAATAATACGGCTCCGTTCGCTGTCGCGGGTTTTGTCTTCAGCAGCCCATTGACCACGGAAGATTCGCTCATACTCTTCCCAAGAAGACATATAGTTGGTATCACGGTGGTCGCGCCAGCGCTCAAGGTGCTCCATCACCCAGGAGGTGAGTTCTTTGTCACTCTCTGTGGGTTCTTCCCATTCTGGCATTTCTGCTTTAGTAGCCATATTTTTCCTTATTTAATTGTTGGCGTAAACGGGTCTCTATATAAGAGATTAGCTGGTTCACGATCATAATAAGCTGTAACAGCAACTTTCGAAGTTCCTTGTTCGTAGGCTTTTTGTACAGCTCTAGCCTGTTCTTCTCCAGCAATACTAAGATATTTATTATGTGCTGCTAGTTTACGTGCATCTACCTTAGTAGCTACTTTTTCAATACGTGAGTATGTCCTTAAAAACGAATCTGATACAGGAGAAGAGGCTAAAAACAAAACTTGTTCTTTTTGTTCATTAGAAAGATACTTTAATGCATCTACTCCTTTTGTTTTAAGGGCCTCTACTTTATCTAAGACAGTCAAAGGATTGGATGGAGCAGCTTTTCCTGTTGAGACAAAAGAAGCCTTTACTGCGTCTTCTAAACTTTTAGTAGCCCAGTTAACCTGATCTCCTGCTGTCTTAGTAGACTGTAGAGCAAACTCAGAAGAACTTCCTCCACGAGGCCATTTTTCTATATTTTGTACTGCGTGTTGTGCTTCATGAATAAGAACGCTAACTCGCTCTGTAAGTTGTTTAGACACCTGTTCTGGTGTTGTCATATATGGATTAAGCGGTTTTATACCTAAAATATTAGAAGCGCTATTATAGAAGCCTTCTACACCACCTATTGACTGAAACCCATTAACACGTTCTACACTAATGTTCCCTATTTCTGGATATGCTTTATATAATTCTGGGTGGTTCAATACATCTTTTAGTTGAATATTTTCAACAGGAATTTGTTTATTTCCTTTTGAAAGTTTATCTAAGCCAGTCTGAATACGGGCAAGAATATCAGGATTTATTGTTGCTTCTTTATCCGAAACTTGCTTACCCCATGTAAAGCTTGTAGGGCTTGTAGGAACTTTAACAAGGCCTGTCTCTTGTAGAATCATACCGGGAGAAGCCCCAACATTATCCATCTGAGAAGCTCGTGCGGCAAGTTTTGGTGAAAATCTACCAAGAACAACTCCTGCTTGTTTATTTAAAACTGCGGGTGCTGCCAGATTCTCTGCGCCTTGTAGGAACTGTGCGGCAATTTGTGGAGCTTTCTGTGCTGCAACAAAAGGAGCAGACATTCCAGCGGCTTCTCCAAACATACCGGCAAGTTTGTTTTCTGGGTTGGCGGTAAGTCCTTGCTGACGCATCCAATCAGAACCCATAACAGGGTTTTGTATATTAGCGCCTGCTTTATTCAAAGCCCATGTAATTGCATCTACTGGAAAAGAAAGATTAGAAGCCGCTGCATTGGACATTCCTTGCAAGCCACTTCTGATAATGTTTCCGTCAAACAAACCAGCCATAAAATTCCTTTGTTAATATCCCGCTATAATGTCCATTGTTTCGTGTTCTTCTTCTTCGTAGTCGCTTTGATACGTAGACACAGCTAGTTGGCCAACATACGACAAACTATCCAGCAAGTCGTCATGCACACCAGCCGTAGGGAACATTAAATATTGGTCAACAAACTCGTCCCATTCTTTTTCTTCGTTGAGCGACACACGTCCGTGCTCAAAGCGCCCCTGAAGAGCCCAAACTACTCTGTCTGTTTTCTTCTTGTTTCCGTGGGTAAGATTTTCAATGTGTGTATATACATTGTTCTTACGCATGAGGTCTTCAAGGTAGTGCATAACAGCGTTCTTCAGCGCTCCACGCTCAATGCCTGTAGCTACAGGTTGATGCTCTTTAATGGCAAGGAGAATTTTGGTAGCTGTTTCTTTAATGTCCCAGCGCCCATGAATAATGTCCTTTATCCACCAATGGCCTTCATCTGTAATTTTAGCAATGGTGATGGCTGTTTCGTCTAGCCGCTTCTTAGAAGCAGATGCCTGCTTGTTTACTTCCTCAAAACCAGCAAGGTCAATGGCAATTACGTAGTCGCCATACTGAGGCTCTGCTTCGTACTTGAGCCATTCTGTTTTAAACAAATCGCTACCAGCTGTATCAAAGCTAGACAAATATTCCTGCTTAAAAGCAAAGGTGCTTAGTGTACGCTTTGCTGCTTGAATTTCCTTGGGGTCAATTGTCTCGTTGTCTTCGGTGGTGAAGTGCCATGCTTTCCACTCTTCGTCTGTTTCGTCTTTACCAAGCTTGTAAACGTCGTAGAACCAATTTCTTCCACTAGGCGTGCTGATGAAGAGGGCTCGGCCTTTCTTGTCAGACAAGGCTGCACGAATGATTCGTTCCCATACGTCTTGTTTGATGTAAGCACTTTCGTCCATAACAACATATGTTAAAGACACACCACGCAAGCTGTCTGGGTTATCCGCACCACGCACCAGAATTTTACGTCCGTTTACCAAGGTTATCTCGAGGTTGTTGACGTGGGAGCTTTTAATTACGGGCCTGCCCAGCTCATGGAGCAAGTCCCAGATAATGGTACGAGCTTGGCCTATGGTAGGCGCTACGTACATCACTGAAGAGCCTTCAGGACAATTCAGAGCCTCGATGAGAAGGGAAATCGCAGACAACCTGCTCTTGCCACACCGACGGCCTGCTGCTACCACTTTGAAGCGGCTCTTGTCAGCAAACACTTTCTGTTGCCAATTGAGAAGGGAGAAGTTTAGTTCTGTCATACGTCTACTATGTCGCCGGTGCTTACAGAGGGAGAAGACAAACCAGTGATGTTAATGCTAATGCTCGGCATTGCCCCTCCGTTCTTAGCAGCCTCGAAGGTGCTAATTGGAAGCATTCTGTCAATGCTCATTTTAATTGCTGCCATTTGTCCGGGGTGCTCATCGTCGAGAGCAATGGCTATCATCTTGTCGAGAATGCGGGTTCCGCCGGTGGCAAGGAGACGTTGTTTAAATTCTTCTATTCGTCCTGCATCTCCAACGGGCCTACCTATTTTCCCCTTGGTTCGGTTCTTTACTGCTTCAAGGTCGGCCTTTGGCGGACGCCCTTTGCCCCTTATTTTAGGGGACAACCCCGTGGGTTGCCTTTCATTAGACAAACCAATGTATTCTTTTATTTCTTTTTCCATTGTCTTTTATCCTTTCAGGAAGACAAAACCTTTAACTTTTCCTTTAAAGGCTTAATGTACATTAAAGGCACTAAAGCTTTAGAGTTTAACAATTTATGTATAAACTTAATTTATAAAACTTCTAAGCTTTAAAGAAATACATCCTTAGTGTTTTTCTTCTATGCTATCATTGTACCACACTTTTCTGAAAAGTCAAGTTTTATTTGCATATTTGATGAAAATAAGTGGAAACAAAGTATTTTTAACTACATTGTTCCCCTTCTAGGGCGTGCGTGTTCCTCTAGAGACTCAGTTCTCCTCTCTTTATCATAGCTTTAACGTTACGTCTTTTGTACTGATGCTTTAGACAATAGTCGTTAATCTTCTTGTCCAGTTCGCTTGTCAAGCCGTGCGTAAACGTTAAGTTGTCTAAGAAAGTAACAATCTTTACATTTCCTATTTCATAGTGTCCTTTATCGTCTGTTCTAGAAAGTACATACGTTGTTGATGGCATCACTCCTGCTTCTACGTACAACGATACGTATTCTTCAAAGGTAAGGCGCATTTCAATGGGATTGCCTAACACGTCTACCCTTCCTTTAGTACTTGAGCGCTTGCTATGCCACTTTGCACGTAAAGCCTTCATTACATTTTTGTCTAAGTTCATCCAAGTTCCTTTTGTAGTATCGAAGGCTTACATTGTAACACTTTTTTGTTCTTCTGTCAAGTTTCTTTTATCTCCTCGTTTTCCTTTTTTGTAAGCGCTAGAGGCTCCTGTAAAAGTTTCTCTACCTCCAGAGCCCTCCCCCCCTATGTTGTTCTGTCCCTAATTAACTGGCATGGTTCTTGCTAGTAGCTACTCCAGAGTTACAATGTAGACTGACCAGTCACAAAGCATACTCATGAGTTACTCTGTCCCTAATTAACTCCAAAGGCTAATGAGAATCATTCGCATTTACACTGAGTGCTATAAAAATGATAGCATGAGGGACTGTGTAGCACCCTATAGACACTACCTATCAGGGGAGAAACACAATAGGTTTCTACTATGCACTGCAATGGTGCAGCAAAGCACAAAGCATACCATATCAATTTGACTAGCATTGATTAGCGGGCCTAGAATCGAATAACTGCCTATGCCTAGGGGTTAGTATGGAAAAATAAACTTAGAAGATTCTGCACAATGTGAAATATTCTTGCTATTGTGGGCATGGTTGTTGCTAAACAATAGGGCATAGGGATAAACTATCGGCTTTGTCTTTTGAATAGAAAAGCTTTTCTGTACATTCTAGAAATAGTCGCTATACTTCACCCATGCCAAGCAATAACGCAAAGGCTACTTACG